TGATGGGTACGATTTTGTTTATATTGATCCCGGGCAGTTCTCTTATATTGATTGTCCTGGTTATGCTGAAGTTAAAATCTCTTGGCCTCGAGGAATCGGAAAAAGAATTGAAGAGATTAATCCGGATCACATTCACATTGCTACGGAAGGGCCCATAGGTCTAGCAGCAAGAATATGGTGTGATAGAAATGGATATTTTTATAACACAAGTTATCATACGAAGTTTCCAGAGTTTCTACATACTTTGTATAACATACCAATTGGATTAACGTATAGATACGTTAGATGGTTTCATAAACATTCTGGCAGAGTACTCACTACAACAAATTCGATGGTAGAAGAGTTGAAGACAAAAGGCTTTAGATCTGATATAATCTCTTGGAGTCGAGGAGTAAACAGAGAGCAACTGAATCCTAGCGTAAAGCATTTGAAGCAGATTGTTCCAAAAGTTCTTTATGTTGGTAGAGTTTCGAAAGAGAAGAATCTAGATGATCTTTGTCAATATCAAAATGATTTTAATATTGTGATTGTCGGTGATGGTCCTTATAGAAAAGAACTGGAAAAAAAGTATAATAGAGTAGAATTTGTAGGATATAAAATTGAAACTGAGTTGGCAAATCATTATGTATCTGCTGATGTATTTTGTTTTCCTAGTACAAATGATACATTCGGTATAGTGATGATTGAAGCTATGAGTCTTGGTGTTCCTGTTGCCGCATATGATGTTACTGGACCAAAAGATGTTATTGAAAATGGAGTCAATGGATATGTAGGAAATAATTTATATGAATGTATTAAAGGTTGCCTGTACTTGAATAGAAACAAAGTACAAGAGTCTTCGAATAAATGGACATGGCAAAACTGTTGGAAGATTTTTAAAGATAATTTAATAAGTGCTAGATAAATGACTAAAATGTTTACAAAAGATAATGTATTAAAATTTTTGGCTGTATCTATGTTTGTAATTGGAGGTACTTTATTAGCTTTAAACATAGCTATAAGTAAATATGCATTTTTTGGTTTTGTTATAGCTCATAGTTTTTTAAGCTATATTTTTTATAAAAAAGATAACGTTTTATTTGCCCAAAATTTCTATTTCGTTTTTATAAACATGTATGCAATATACGCAAGATTTTTTTAAGGAACAAATAAATGACAATGGCAAGACAGAAGAAAATCAATAATCTATCGATAGATAGATCTTTTTTTAAACCATTTAATTATCCGTGGGCGTATGACTCATGGCTAAAACATGAACAATCACATTGGCTTCATACAGAAGTTCCAATGTCTGAAGATGTAAAAGATTGGAAAAAGCGGTTAACGAATGAAGAAAAACAATTCTTAACTCACATTCTAAGATTCTTTACACAGGGTGATATTGATGTTGCTGGTGGATATGTTAAGAACTACTTACCTCATTTTCCACAACCAGAAGTTAGAATGATGCTATTGGGATTTGCAGCAAGAGAAGCATTACACATTGCGGCCTATTCCCACTTGATTGAAACGCTTGGTCTTCCTGAAACAACATATAATCAGTTTTTAGAATATGAAGCAATGAAAGATAAACATGATTATATTACAGATATTTCATCACAGAATGCATCAAGGGAGACAACAGCAACGCATATTGCGGTATTTTCAGCGTTTACTGAGGGTATGCAACTGTTCAGCTCATTCATAATGCTTTTAAATTTTCCTAGGCATGGTAAGATGAGGGGTATGGGTCAAATCATCACCTGGTCGATTGTAGACGAGACAATGCATGCCGAAAATATGATCAAACTATTTAGAACTTATATTGAAGAAAATAAAGATATTTGGAATGATGAATTAAAATCTAGAATATATACAATTGCTGAGAGAATGGTTGAATTAGAAGATAAATTCATTGATTTATCATTTGATATGAACGAAATGGAAGAATTAACATCCGAAGACGTTAAAAAATACATTCGATATATTGCAGATAGACGTTTAATTTCATTGGGTCTAAAAGGTATTTTTAAAGTTAAGAAAAATCCTTTACCTTGGGTAGAAGAAATGATTAACGCTCCAACACATACAAATTTTTTCGAGAATCGTGCAACAGATTATGCTAAAGGTGCGCTTGAAGGAAATTGGTCTGATGTTTGGGCATAAAAGGAGAAACATATGACAATCAAAGTAATAAATGGAGAATGTTCAAGTTGTGAATCAACTTATTCAGTTGAATATTCTGAAGAATTAGTAGCACAAGAATATCCAGAACATTGTCCGTTCTGTGGTGAACAAACGCAAGAACTAACAGAAGAACATCTTGATGATGATGAAGATCCTGATAATTCCGAAGAAGAATGGGATTAAAGTGGACTTATAATAATGTAATATTTGATGATAGTATGATTGATGATAATTATGGATTTGTTTATTTAATCGAAAATTTGGAAACAAATAAAAAGTACATAGGTAAAAAGCTATTCTATTCAATTAAAACTAAACAAGTTAAGGGTAAAAAAAAGAGAGTGAAAGTTTTGAGTGATTGGGAAACGTACTTTGGTTCAAATGACGAATTAAAAAAAGATTTGCAAATATTAGGTGAAGATAAATTTTCTAGAAAAATTATTCACCTATGTAAATCAAAAGGTGAATGTAATTATCTGGAAGCTAAAGAACAGTTTGTAAATGCAGTTATGGAAAAAGATGACTATTACAACAATTGGATTATGGTAAGAGTTAGAAAATCACACATAAAAGGTTATAATGTTAGAAATTCTTAAAGATTTTAAAAACGGCGATTTTGATATGTTAATGTTTACACCAAACTCAGAAAAAGATGATGTTGTTGACATAGAAACTGTTCAATATACTGAACGTGGCGAAAAAATCGATTTCAGTGAAATGGGTGATTCATATGATATAGTTCTTTTCAAAGAAGATGAAGAGGGTAATATTGCTAATTTGGATCATTTTGAAGCAATACTAACCGATTGTTTAGAGTACGCATCTGGACTAATTCCACATTCATGGTATGGTTTTATTTGTAAAAAAACAACAACTTCACATGTTGTTTTGAACAAAATACTTGACAACATAAAAAATATGTGATAAAATAATAAATAAATGAGTAATGGAGCTTTTTAATGAAAAACATTTACGAGATTTTTGACGAATTTGAACTTGCAAAAACAAAACAAGAAAGAATTGATGTTTTGCGTAAAAACTATACACCAACTTTGTATGAAGTTTTGAGATTAACATTTCATCCTGGATTTGAATGGTTAGTAAAAGAAATGCCGGAAGAATATAAAGTACCTGATACTTTGCCTGGCATTTCTTACGCAAAACTGAGTACCGAACTGCGTAGATTATATCTTTTCCAAAAAGGTAATCCTACAGCAGATCTATTAAAACAACAAAAACAAAAAGAACTACTAATTCAACTTCTAGAATCTATTGAACCTAGAGAAGCGGAGGTTGTTATTGGTATCTTTAATAAAGATTTAGGCGTAAAAGGTCTTACACTAAAATTTGTGCAGGAAGTATTTCCTAATATTTTGAAATGATTTTTTAATTAAACTAAAGGAGATTGGTACGGTGGCGAAACTTTTAACTAAATTTCGTATGGAACGAGATGAATATGCAGATGATTATAATTTCATCGAAAAAGATAAAAAAAATAAGAAAAAACAAATAAAAATGAAGCGTAAAATGAAATATTCTGAAGAAGATTCATTTTATGACAGTTTTAATCAAAAAGAAAACTATCGAAAGTAATTCCTATCATTTTTTGAACTTTATATTATGATTATTCACGCAAGATCTTCAAAAAAGGTTAAAGTTAAAAACAAGCCGGGTTACAAACTCGCACAACAAGAGTATGAACAGTGGTTAAAAAAGCATCAACCAGCTAAATCTGTAAATTTTGCAAAAAATGTTAGCCCTTTAAGTAGTAATTATTTGTGTGTTCCTGCTGGAAGAGACACAAAACATATTCCTAGTCTCAATTCGACTGGTGCAGTAACTCTTTCAAAGAAAAAAGCACAAATGTATACTGGTGATAAGATGTTGGGTATAGGAACACTCCATAAATCAAATGCAGTACCTGTTTTTTCTTCAGATGAAGCAAAAGATATGGCACAAATGCGTCGATAAATAAAAAAGGATACTGAAAATGGAAGATTCTCATAAACAATTGACTAAAATTATCAATAAATGGATAATAAAAAGTCAATATGAAAAAAGTATGGGTATAGACTTAAAAACAGGAAAATTTATTGGTGAAAATATACCCAAAACACTAGAAGAAATAAAGGAACACTATGGATTTTACTCAAGAGAAGAAATCTAAAGCAATAGAAATCATAGAGTGTGAAGATGGTTCAGGTGATTGTATTTTACAATTTCCAGATGAAATGATCCAATCTTTAGGATGGAAAGAAGGTGACACTCTTAGTATTACTGCTCAAGATGATGGAGCTATAATTCTAAAAAAGAAAGATGTATAAATTATCAGTACCATTTGATAATTGTTTATTGTTTGAGTTTAAAAAACAAAAAGATTTAGCATTAACTTTCTTCAGAATTCAAGAATACTATGAGTCTGATAATGATGAAATACGAGGTATTCCATTTTCTCTTGAAACATTCTTAGAGCAACACATAGATAAAGAAGGGTATCTTGATTATTTTAATTTCTGGGATGGATTTAATCTACCAGGACACATAATTGATGAGTGGGAATTAAAAATTGGTAACGATAAAACTGCTAGAGAAATAGATTTCATCAAAATTATTCGTGAAAACTTGAATACAAGTAAAAAATACTATGTAATCGGTGCAATTGCAAAAGATAAACTCACAATTAAGCATGAAATTGCTCATGCGTTGTACTTTATGAATGATGAATATCGAAATTCTATGAATGAAATCACAGAGAGATTTGAAAAAAACAAATCACAGTACAAAAAAGTTGTAAAATACTTAAAAAGTTTAAATTATAGTGATGTTGTGATGCATGATGAGGTTCAGGCATATATGGCAACTCAGAGTAAGAGTTCTTTGGTCGAAGATTTTGATGTGGATCTTATTAAGTGTCTTGATTTTATCAAAGAATATCGAGAACTGTTTGAAAAATACAACAAAAAAGCGACCACTTGACAGAAATCTGAGTTCGTGTTACTATAATAACACTACGAACAGGAAATCACATGGAACACTTTCAGTACAAATCACTTCTTGCAAAGCTAATGGCGTCAGAAAATCTGATTGT